ATTGAACTTTGTTACCAGCAGTTGTTCCATGAAGAAACTGTAAATTACCTAAGGAACCTTCTGCTATAGATGCAGCAAAGAAATCTTTAGTGCCTAATGCAACGGCTTCTATTGTTGCAGATCCAGAGGCTGCCCTATCAGTGATAAGAACATCTTTAGCAGTTGATGCGCCAACCAATTCTCTATATTCAACAGTATTTCCTAGATCCATGTTAAATGAAGCTAGTGAACCTTGATGACTTAATATTTGAAAACCAGTTGTATTACCGTTTTTGAATATTAATGGAGATGCCTGATCGCCATAGGTGATTGTTGGAAGTGCAGAATCTGTTGGGGCTACATACTCTCCAGTAAACGAAAAATCAATTCGCGGGATTGCTCCTACCTCGCAGACTAACGAAAAAGTTCCTCGGCAATTAATAGCCTTATGAAGAACACCATCTACGTTGTAATGGATAGTAACTGTCTCAATACCTGTAGACATTGGCTTATAAGTAACAGAAGTGCCAGAGGCAATTGTTTCTTTCATGCCACACGCCTCTAGGGCTTTTGAGTACCTAGGGGCTGTCCCGGCCGTACCGCTACCAGCAAATTCGACTGAGAATGTGCATTCAACCTTTGTGTTAGCTAATAACTGTTCACTAGCACCAAAATAAGGTCTAACAACATCTCTATTAACTACATCACTTGATTGTGGTGTGATATTCAAATCAATAACTTGAACTGCGTCAGTAGCATCAACAGTTGCTTCTGAAGTACCAGACTCAGTTTCAATTAGAATGACTCGTTTTCGTTGCAATAATGCCATTGGAGTTTATCTATTGTTCATTTAATATATTAGTCCAACAGGGTTGTTAGGCTGAAAGATTGTTATAAGAGCTTCTATATTCAATATCAAATTCATTAGAAATTATCCCTGCTGGCTGGTCAGCTTCAATAATTTCAAAGTTAACTGTTGATGGCTTTATATCAATTGCAAGTCCACCAATTGTTGGATCTGTCATAAGTTTGTTATACAAACTAACATTTGTAGGATCAGCAACTTTATCTGGTATTGCACCTCTAACAATTACAGAAACTCTAACTCTAAATTCCCAAGTTATTTTTTCATAAATACTATTAGTATCTAAAGCAGTATCACTAATAGGCTCAAGAACAATAGCTGGGGTTTCTGCTTTTGCAAAAGCTTCTGGACGACTTCTATATATTCTTTTTGCAACACCAGTAGTACCTGTTAATTTTGTTTTTAATGCTGCAAGAATTTGTTCTCTTTTTGATGCCATTTATTCGTCCGTTTTAGTTAGAGATACTATACATAAACTACCATCATCAATTTTTCTTACACTTCTAACCTTATAATCTTCATCATTAACTTTTATAGTCTCATCAAATAATATTGAACCAAAATCCTTAGTTCTTCCTGTTAATTGGTAATCAGTAGTTAATACAACTCCGTCAGCTATCATCTCGTCAGGCTGATCTAAAAAAGCTATATACTCTGCATTGTCGTAGATAACAGAGTCTCTAAAATCTATAAAAAATGTATCTAAATCTTCTGTAAAAGGCATAAGAAAAAGCCCCAGTTAAGGGGCAATAAATTTAACCGTACTTCTTAAGACCTAATCCTGTTACAGATAGATCAAATGTAGGAGAAGAACCACCAATAGTGAACTTAACTCTTACATATCTTTTACACTCATCAGAACTAATAGATAGTTTTTGTGATGATGCACTTCCAGTTACTTGTGTGAAGGCTGCTCCAGACAATGCAGCAAAAGTTGAATTGTCAGCAGAATCTTCAATAGTTACGTCTAGTGTTGGAGATGATCCGCCACCAGCAGCAGAATCAAGAATAAAAAGGATATCTCCTTCATAATCTTGTAAATCGATACCAGTACCTTGACCAGTAGCAGTTTTTGTAGAAGTACCAAGACCTGTCAATAGATCTAGTCTTTCTAAATTAGCTCGGTTGTAGCCCATGTCAGTCGTCCTTAACAACAGTTTTAGTTTTAGGTTTAGGCTTTGCTTTTGGTGTTGCCTTAACAACAGGGATTACAGCTTTACCGCTGCCTATAAGCGATCTAGCTAAATCTTGATCCACATCAATGGTTGTGCCAGAGTCCTTGTGGACTCCAGCTATCAACACACCTCTGATTAACTCAACTTTCATATTAAGTAGCGAAACAGAATGCTCCAGCCTGACGGATAGCGTAATCGATATCTTGTAAAGCGATGATTCTTACTGTTCCAGCAGTTGCACCAGCATATGGATCAACTGTTAAATCTAAACCAGACCACATACCAACGATGAACTGACTAAAGTCTCCGAAGATTGCGTCATTGTTAGCTAACTGGTTAGAAACAATAGCGTCATAACCATTGATTTGGTTATTGTCGAATACAAACATACCTGTGTTTGAAGCCTTCTCTGTTGACTTTAAAGCACCTCTAGCAGAAGCATTAATTAGATACTTCATAGAACCACCTTCAGCATTAGCAACAGCTACATCTGTTTCCATTCCGATGTACTCAGCAAAAGTACCAAATGATGTTAATGACTGAGAGCCAATACCACTCGTATCTTTTAGACCTAATGGCTGGTTAGAAGAACCTGTTCCATAGATAGCTGTACGATCTAACTCAAGAGCAATCTTTTTAGCAATGTCATCTCTAACAAATGCTTCAATATCAATTGAAGATTGTAGAAGAGTTTTTCTAGTAAAGTCAGTAAATGCACCAATCGTCTTTGGTGTCATTGAAATTTGTGTGAACGACTGTTGACCCTCTGTAGGAGCAGATCCTTCACCAACCCAATAAGCGGAAGTTGTACCGTCTTGCTTCGGAATTGAAATATTACCTTCAAGCCCTGTCAACATGGTGACTCCAGCTTCCATTATAGCCATCTTATTCCTCAAGATTTCTATAAATGAACCGCTGAGAAGTTCTGTGCTAACTAGGTTTCCACCATCAGCAGCAGTACCAACATTTAAGTCTCTTTTTAAAACTTCGTTAGGAACGATAATTCCTTTTGCTGGTCTACCGTAACGCTTTGAAGCTTCATCAGAAACTTCTCTCTCAAATGAAGCAGCTTCTTGTGCTTGCTTATCTGCTGGAGATGCTAATGCGTTAATAGCTCTTAAAAATGAGAACTGCTTAACTTCTTTCTTGTCAAGGAACTCTTTAGACTGTTTTGGCTCAATCATGTCAGTAGAACGAATTGGAGTATTATTTACCTCTGCCTTGTTTTTGACAAGATCGAGGATTGCTGCTTTCGCTTCATTAGGAGATTTATTTCCTCTAATGAGTGCGTCTGCAATATCTTCTGCTCCATACTGTTTGTATTCACGACATAAAGTTGTGATCTCAGCAGTACGAGCGTTATTTTCGTCAATAGCACGTTGTACTTCGGCATTGACATCGATTTCAACGGCTGGAGCCGTATCCACCGCAGTTTCTTTAGTAGATTCTTCCATAGTGCGAACCGTGGGTGATGCGGGTTCAACCGCAGAATTTATCTCCTCGATAGGAGACTTATCTTCTATATTAATACTATTACCTTGTAAGGGTTCTATCAAACTTCTTCCAAAACCAACAGAATTGTCCGCTGGAATGGTCGCCAGGCTAACTTCGTGAGGAATCCATGAGACTGCGCGAAGGCCGTCTTCCATTTCTTCAAATTTTTCAATTGAATATCCAAAAGAAATACCCCGGTATATTCCATCTTTTACGTCATCTAAGACTTCTGAAGCAAATTTAGAGCGAGAAAAACGAATTTTAGCGTAACCTCGCTTGTCGCTTGGATTTATGTACGCAGACTCCACTACGCCTAGAACTTTATCGGGATTGTGATTATAGAGAAAAGGTGCGCCATCATTTAGTCGAACTAAATCTGCGCTGCCTTCTTCGTGGCTTAACACTTCGTTACCAAATACTCTTTTTACAGGTTGTTCTGATGAGAAAGGAAACTCAAATGTTCTGGATTTCACATTTTTGAAATCAGTAACTTCTTTTCTTTCAAACTTATCGTTTGAATCAAACATCCTAATAGGAGAAATTTTTGTTAAAGCACTAAATCTATGACCAGCATAAATATCAGTACCTTCTCCATTCCTATAAACCTGTATTAATGCGGCTGGGTCTTCTGCTGTACCATTAATCACAAAAGAACTGCTAGGAACATCAATTTTACCATCCCTTACAACTCTGGTAATTTTGCCTCTAGCTCGACCTCCACTAGCATTCCAAGCTACAAAATCACCAGTTTTTAAGGCATCTGGTGCTGCTCTTTCTTCTGTCTGTTCAGACATAGTACGCTCCCTTGCTTTTTTAATTGAATTGGATTTTGACCTAGCCCAAGTTTGACCAGCGTCACCGCCCCAGGCCGCCCAAGCAACCCTACCATTACTAGGATAGCCTTCTTCGCCCTGACGGAAACCCTTGCCTGATTTGTCGCTTTGATGGCGGGCAAACCACGCATTCATAGTTATAACAGTATCTGGACTTAGCTGGTTACCACTTAATATTTGTGTAGCTCTTGTTCTTGCGTCATCAGTACCGCCACCTTCTCCTTCTTTTTTCCAGTTCCTATATCTTTGTGCTTCTTCTCTCATACCTTCAGTAGGCATAAGATTAATTTCTGTTCCGTTTACATTTGCCATTTACTTTTTACTCCTTTCTTTAACTTTAAACCTACTTGGTTGATTAGGTTGAGATGGAGTGTTTGGTGATAAATCAAGTTCCATTTGACCCATTTCTACCTCTAAGTCAAGATCTTTATCTAATGTAACGCCTAACCCTTTAGCAACTTCTTGTTCTCTAGCTATTTCTGCAACAATATCGTCATAATCTCCACCACCATTCATAGATATAACTTGCGATTTAGTCATATATCCAGCTTGTTCAGCCTCCCGATAAGCCTTAATTTCCTTCAAAGGGTCAACGTAGTGTTGTGTAGGTGGAGTCCATCTTGGTTTGCAGTATCTATCAGAATTATTTGCATAATCTGGTAAATCTAAATCACCTACTAATACAGATAGAGCTAACCATTCCTTGAATATGCGATAGTGAAAATTTTCAATAATATATTGCTGACAAAACTTCCAATGTTCTCTATCTTCTAACAAACTTAAACGTGAACTAGAATAGTTCGTTTCCGAAAAATCTTTTGAGATAGTTTCATAGCTACATCCAATTCCGCTCGCGAAACGCCTAATTTTGTTTTTTACAAACATCTCATATTGTTGAGATGGATAATCTACATCTGGAACAGTAACACTTTCATTTGGCGCAAGATATCGGAAAGAACCTGGCTGAAAGTCTTGCACACGCTCATTTGCTACAACATCGTCACCAATTAACTCGCCGCCATTATTGGTAATGAAACCTTGAATACTTGCTCCAGCACGAGCGCGAATTACGGCTGCTTCTTCGTAGCCTTGCAATTGATGCATATCTTCCATTACTGGATGAAACCAAGGCACTCCTCTGTTTTGGCCAGGTCTTTCTGGAAGAAATAAATGGATAATATCTTCTGCTGGTAAAATCAAATTCTTCTTTTGTTTACCTTGGTTAGTTAAATAATATGCATCACCAGGATGTCGTGACATTATCGAATATCTAACAGGCCGACCCCATTGATCGACTTCAACTCCATTCCTCCACTCATTAGATTTTGCTAATGTATCGCCACTATATTCTTCATCTAATAAGTCACTTTCTATTATCTGCAAAGCCATCGGAACTCTAGAATCTCCAAAAGGCTGCCTGACAATTCTGAATAATGCTTCTCCGCTTTCTGGTAATGCTCCAGCTAATAACCATTCAAATTGATGAAAACTATGACGACCAGCACAATCACAGTTATATGCTTTTGTCCATTTCGCCCACTTTTCTTCTATTTCTTTATTTTTTCTTTCATCTCTTTTGCCACCTCTCTGTTGTGTAACTAAAGATTGAAACTTCATTCCAGTTCCAACAATATTTAGTTGAGTAGTTCTTTTCACCTGTTTTGCATATGGATTATTTCTAATTAATTCTCTTGATCTATCTCTAAGTTTTCTAAGACTATTTCTAACTTCTGCATCAGGACTAAGCTGACTACTTAACCAATCTGAATTAAGTCTGGTTACAACTGCTCCCTGATAACCTCTTCTCATTTTTCCAAAAGATCTAGGAAATAGTGCATTCAATGTTCTTTGAAATATATTCATTATTTAAACCTCACATACATAGCTCTTGGATTACCTAAACCATTTGCCATAGTTTCAGCTTGCTTTTCTCGTGCCACCATAGCAGCATATTCTCCTTTTAACACTTGTAATTCAGCCATATCATATTTCTTAGCTGTTCTAGTTCCTATCTTATATTCTTGTATTGCTCCACCTTTTAAAATATTATCTATTTCTGTTTTTATAAGATCTAAAGTTTTTTCTGCATCACTACGTCCATCAAATGCTTTTGGATTAGTTCCAGTAAAAGCCAAACTTGGTAAAACTTCAAATGTACCTGTTCCAATTGTTTTACTAATTAATGTTCCTGTCTTACTTGCAACTGCTTGAAAAAACCAATTTCCATCTACAAATGTTGCTGTAGTAGCGGCTGGAATATTAAATTGAAATCCATCGCCATATGCGCTACTAGAAACAGTTGCGCCAAATTTTGTTTTATTAGTTCTTAAATAATAAACAACTGTCCAATCAGGACTGTTAATCGGATCTCCAAATACATCAGTTGTAGCTGGATCACGCCATTCGATTAGATCGCCAGAACGTATTTTAGAAGGAAATACCACGTTTTTTTACCATTTAGACACGAAATTAGCCCTTTTAAGACTATTTTTACTCCTTGAGTCTAACTTAGCACCCTTTTTAGGGTCAGGTGGTTGTAATTTTCTTTCAAATTGATCAAATATTGTTTTTCTATCGTGAATTTGTAATAATCTTTGAAAACTTGCATACGCATAAACCATTTCATCTAAAGCTTCGTTTCTTGCATTGCTTTTTTTAACCCATTGCCTATCTTGATAACCATTCTTATATTTTAAGACTTGTCGTTCTGCTGTTAGCTCTTCAAAATAGTCAATTGTTGTTTTTGGATAAAAATGGATATACCCTTGACCTATTTCTGCATCATTTAATTTATTATGCAAAGTTGTTTTAATAACATCTGTACCAAGTAAAAATAATTCGACTCCTCGTTTTAAAGCTTTACCAGAAAAATTAATATCTACCCATTTAGGTTTGCCTAACATAGGCTTATCTTTTTGAGATGCTCCTTTAATTGCTATTAATCCAAATTGTTTTCTTTCTCTAACGTATTGGTAAGTTTCATGGGTGTAGTGTCCACCAGTATCTATAGCTGCACTATCAATTTTCATTTCAATACCATCAACATTTTTATATTTACTCATTAAAACCTCATCCATCTGTTTCCATAGTTCTGGTCTAGAAG